GTGATCATTGATATAGACGTTATTCGTCCCAGCGCCTCCGATCGTGGCATTGGACATCGTGTGCGTCGTCTGGTCGTCGTATATGTAGTTGTCGCTCGTATATACAAAGCTGGCACCGTCGTTCCACATTCCAGCGCCGGTTGTCGTGCCCTGGCCGATATTATATATCTGGTTGGCGTGGACCCGGACATGACTGGCAGTAGGGCCAAGGAATATACCGGCAAATGGGTGCCCAGAACTATTGCCGTTTGCAGAAATTTGATTGCCGATAATCGTCACGTCGGTAGACTGGTCAAGATAAATGTCGCCCACATTCCCAGCAACATAGCCGGTATTACAGTTATTGTAACTGCGGTTATTCGAGATGATAATACCCTTCTGAATGCCGCCGGCGACATTGATGCACGAAACGCCCCCTGCGCCGCAATCATGGATGATATTATTGGCAATCACGATATTGCTGCACGGCGCGGATTGGCCTTCATCGCTAAGAATGCCAATCCCCGGCGGTTGTTGCCCGGTGCCGACCCCAGCATTCTTCACGACGTTACCGATAGCCCCGCTGCTCGTCACTCCACCGTAGAAGCAGAAAGCATAATCCCCCATGTTCGTGCCATCGATCATGCAGTTTGTCAGCCAACAATTGCTGGACCCGGCAGCGAATTCGTTGGCAGCCCCGCCCCCTGTGATGGTAACGCCGTCCACCACAACGTCATCGGAAACTGTCACGTTGAGGTTCCAGTAAAATGCGTTCGTCAATGTGATGCCGGATATTCGAACACGGCTGGCGTTTATAGTGCCAAGCCCAGACAGCCCAGCTTCCGAATGTGTCTGCGCAGCCTTGTTTCCATCGATTGTGCCGTAACCACGGATCACTACATTCGATACGTTGGTAAGGGTGACAAAGCTGGAGGTCATTCCGGGAACCGCTTTGAGCGTTCCGTAGAGCAATAGGTCTGTGTTGCTCGGCAGATTTAGCTGGTTGCACATATAAGGCTGGCCCGTGTCCGGCACGAACACCGTCGCCTTGCCCGCGTAGGTGTTTAGCGCGCTCTGGATCGCGGCGGTATCATCGGTCACACCATCGCCTGCGGCGCCATGCTCGAGGACGTTGACCAGCCCCGATAGCGCGCCGCCGTCCATTCCCGAGACGCCCTGAGGCCCAGCCGGTCCGGGAGGTCCGCGCCAGCCGTCGCCCGTGGGATCGCACGGCACGTCAGGCGGCTGCGGGAAGCCGATGAACACCGGGCCGCCGGGGATGCTGATACCGTCAGGCATTGTCAGCGTCCTCCGTGGCGAACCGTGGCTGCGACTGCTGCTGGAGTTGCGCCACAAGGCTGTCGAAGATGGGTCGCACCACCCCGTGCTGCCCCGAGTTCAGATGCCGCAGCACGATCTCCCACTGCTCGGCGGTGAGTTGCACGGTCATCGGTCGGTGCCGCTCGATCGGCTGCTGCATGTCCATTTGCGGTCCTTAAGCGGTGGTGCTGTCAGCGCCGAGGCCGTATGCCGCGAGCAGTGCGATCACAGAGGCCAACGCGGTGTTGCCACCCTTGGCGCCGGTCATGGTCGGCTTGGCGATCGGCGCGGTGCCGTTGAAACCGGCCTTTCCGAGACACGCTAGATCGAACGACAGATAACAAATCTTGGACACATGGGTGCAGGTAATGGCGGCCCCTTCAAAGGTTCCGCCGCTCGTGTATGCAAATAGGTTCATATCGTCCGAGGCGTCAGTCGTCAGGGTCCATCTGGTGACACCAGCAACCTGCCACACCGCGCCGTTGCTTTGGGCAGAGGCACCATTGATGGTTAGCTGTTGCGTGCCTGTGCCAGCACCTATCACGAACGGCGCCACCGGCCCGTTCAGGATCAGCGTCCCGGTGCCTGCTGGCGTCAGGGTCAGCGTTGCATTCCCTGGCGAACCAGATGCCGCGATTGTCGCTGCGGCGGCAGGCGATGCGGTAGTGCCGCCACTGATCCACCGCAGCGCCTGGCCGAGCTTCATAGTGTTGGCGTAGCTATCGGTATAGGTGGCGAGCGTATGATCGATCCCATGCAGCCACGTTCCCTCGATCTGTAGCGGACCGTAGGGGTAGTTCGCTGCCGTGCCCGTGATGTCACCGGTGATATACATAGCGCGCCCGGTTTGCCCGACCGTGCTGTTCGGCTCCACGAGATAGTTGTTATAAAACCGTGGGTACACACCATGGCTGTTGGCTGTCCCGGAGCCTGCTGTGCTGAACCCATAGCTAGCATTAGTGCCCTCGCCACCGTTTACCGGATCGAAACTTGCGGTTTCTGGTGCAATGAGCAGACCGCCGGTTGGGTTGCGGCCACTGGCACGGTCTCGCATCCAGCCTACATCGGGGCCGCGATTTACGATGTTCCATTCAGCGCAGTTGGTCCCAAAGAAGTGCGTTGCATCGTTAGGCGACACCGCAATTGACCACTGGCCTTGCTGCGCCGGATTTGGTGCGCCAGCGGCAAAGTTGGTATTGAATACCGCCAGATTGACCAGGCCACAGTCAAAACCACCGCCACCGGCCGCGCTGGTATAGGTGAGCTTATTGCCGCTGGCCGGATTAGGCCCGGTGTTGGTGGCGTTGAAAAGCATACCCGTGTAGCTGTTCGGCGCGGTGGCGTTTCTGATATCGGCTGCCAGCTTGAAATTAAGCCACAAGGCCATGTCGGACTGCTGCGCAGTGAACGCAGCATTGATATAATTGCCGCCAGCATCGTAGGCATACAGTGCCATATTTTCGGATGCGTCAGTTATCAGCCGCCACCGAACGACGCCTGCGTTCTGCCAGTTGATGCCCTTATCGGGTCCAGCAGCGCCATTCAGCCACAGCGCGGGCGTGCTGGTGCCAGTGCCAACGACCAGTGGCCCCGTCATGGGCGTGACACCGCTCAGCGGCAGGAACGGGCCGCCTGCTGGCAATGGGCCTGGGATGCCCTGCTCGCCCTGCGGACCCATGGGGCCCGGAGGTCCGACCCACGCAGCCGGATCAGGCGGCCCAGAGGCCGTCGAGTAGTCACTATAATTGAGCCGATAGGCCATGGCGCACCTCGTGGGATTTAGAAATACGCGGTCGACACCGTCTCGCCGCTGCTGGGCAGTGCGATGTAGCGGTAGATCGCCACCATCGCGTCCCGCGTGTCGTTCGGATCGGTGTCGCCACCGAACAGCGGTGCCAGCGCATCGGCCGCCAGCGTGGCGTATGGGTCGGACAGCGGATCGGGAATATCGAGCGAAGTCCACCGAGCGATGCCGCGCATGACGAGGTCGTCGTGGACTGCCTGCACTGCCTGCTGCGCGTTGGTGTCCGCGCTCAGCACCATGGCACCCTTGCGGATGCGCGCCTCGAGCATCGCCACGATCGCTGGGTCGATGGATTTGCCGAAGCTGCTGCCGCCCATAGCGGCGCTTAACTTCGTGTATTCCTCGGTGAACGCGCGCGGCACGGAGCCGACCGGCCACCACACCACGCCCTGAGCATCGAGCGCGGCATGTACCGAGCTGACCTTGTCGCGCATGAAGTCCATGTCGGCGTTGATCGGTGTCTCATCCGAGGCAATTACCCCGAGTTCTATCAACGCCCCAACGGCGATGGTGTCAAATGAAACCATCTCCGTTAATGTCGGAGAGTCGTCCAGAGGTACGATCCGAACGCCCAGGCGGCGCAAGGCTACCTGGGCGATGGTTCCGATAGAGACGGTCACGGTTTATCCCCGCTGACGCAGGGAACAGGCGTTGGTGGCTGTGACCGTGCAGGTAGCGGACGGGTCATCCCCGCATAGCGGGGAACGTCACTGCTATACATCGTCCATCCCCCGACAGTCACATAAAAACACGGCGCCGATGGACGTCGTCATCTCAGGTCACCACGACGCCGACTGACGGAGGCGCGGCCGCTGAGCCTGCTGCGTTGGTCGCAGTCACGGTGCAGGTAGCGCTCTGCCCCACGTCAGCCGGCTGCACGTCGTAGGTCGCTGCGTCAGTGCCGACGCCCACGCTGTTGACCTGCCAGGCGTAGCTGTAGCTGGTGGGCTCGCCCGACCATTCGCCTTGGGTGCAGTTCAGCGTCTGGCCGCTCTGCGTGACCTGCGGCACCGTGGTGTTGGCAGGCGCCGTGGCACCACCGCCGCCCCCATTGCCGCCGCCTGGAGGCGTCCCTGGCGCGTCGGTGATGATGCCGGCGGCCAGCGAGGTCATCCTGGTGGCCTTGCTGGAGATCGGCGGCGCGTTGCTTCTGGCAGCCTCCGGCGGCGGCTCCAGCGGTGCCATCGGCGGCGGCCCGCTCGGGTTCTGCGGATCAAGACCCACCGCGGCCAGGCCCTCGTCGCGGACCATCTGGTTCTCCTCGATGGTACCGGCGGCACCGCCACGGGCTCCCAGACCGGCCTCGGAGTTGTAGTCGAGGATGATCTGCGCGCCGATGCTGGAAACCGCCTGCGCCTCCTTGCGCTCGGCCTCCATCTTCTGATCGACGGCCGGTGCGGCGCGCGCCTCCGACGGTGGGCGCCAACCCGGCTGACCTGGCTCCGGCGGTCCTGCCGGATACCCTGCCCGCTGCTCGCCAGGCCCTGGCGGTGGGAGTTGCGACTGCTGGCTGGGATGCGCGCCGTGCATCTCGCCGTGCTGGTTCTTGTCACTCGGCATGTCTGGTCTCCTAGAAGTATAGCGCAAGAAATAGCTGATGATCACCCAGTTATGCGTCAGCTACAGCCGCACTCCAAACCGTAACTATCCCGTTGTCCACTGGTTTTGTTGTGTCAACAGTGGGATCAACGCCGAAACGCAGCTTCTGCACGCCGCGGATTTCCTCAACACCAACGCCGTTGAAGAACCCGTAGTCGCGTCGGTTTTCGATCACTTTGGTGCGCTGAGCCCAGGCGATGCCGATCGCCTGCGCGCCGCAAAGATACGATGCAGCGACATCGGTGGTGCCCCCCGAGCCAGCGCCGGCCAGCACCGGCAGTTCAGGGATTTCCCTGATAATCACGCCGTCGTAGAGGATGTCACCAGCGGTGAACAACGGATTGTCGGAGCCGCGGTTCCAGGCATATTGCAGGGCGTTGATAATCACCGGATCGAGCATCAGATCGCGGAACGCCATGCTGGGCACGAACATCACGTACCACTCCTCGTCACGGTTGACCCGGATGGGACGGATCTTGGGCGTGGCGGTGCGCGCGATGCGCTTGGCCAGCGTGACCTGGGCGGCGGTGAGTTTGTCGGCGGTATTGTCGACGTTGGTCAGTGAGGTGGCGTAGACGCCCGTGTTGTTGGATTTGCTGGCACCGAACAGCACGCGATCCGAGTTGTTCACCAGCCAGGTGTTGCGCTGTGCCGCCGTTGCCACCGCGTAGGTGAGCTGCACATTGCCATCAGCTGTGATGGCGCCAAGGCTGGTGATGATGTCGGCCCGCAACTTGTTCGCCGCCCAGTTCTTCAGCACCTGGCGACCGGCCTGGAGCAGATCGATGATGCTCTTCTGCTCGTCCCATTCCGACACAGCCACGGCGTGCCGGATGACGCCGACAACGACGTTCAGGCTGCGGGCGTTCAGTATCTCCTCATTGCCCTCGAGCACCGTGTTGCCCGTTACGCCGGCTCCGACCAGATTGCGGACGGTGGGGAACACGACGGTGTCGCCACGTTTGCGCGTCAGATCCGTCTGTAGTTGGATCATCGCGTCCATTGTGGTGCCGAAATAAGGTGTGAACTGGTTTTCCCTGAGATACTCAACCCAAAAGTCTGATTGCCAGATTATTGGGGTCAGACCCGGTCTTGCCGGGGTTACATTCATGTCAGCCATTGTTTGGGGTTCCGCATTGGGATTGCGGCCCGCTTCGACGACCCGGACTCGATAGGTCGAACCGCCCGCTTGTTACGACCCGGCTACGGTCGGACACCCGCTGAGTTCACCCGGCGACGGTTAGCCCCACTTCGACGACCTGGGACTGGTCGAAACGCCCGATTGACCCCGGCTACGGGTATGCGCGGCGCCCCTTGGGAACCGCGAATTCTGTGCTAGGAAAGGCGAGCCCTGGACCGTTGCTGCGGTCTCCAGGGCTCTGGCCAATCACTGTGGAAGGGACAGTTCATGGTTGCCCCACGTTTAGACGATCCTCTGACGGCTGACGAACTGCGCGCGGCCCTCGACTACGACCCGGCGACTGGCATCTTCACCTGGAAATGGCGAACCGGTCTTCGCGGATCCAGCAATGCCAGGAATGCGGGGAAGGTGAGCGGTGAAGTCTCCAAATACGGCTATATCCGGATCATGCTGAACAGTAGGCACTATCTCGCGCATCGCCTTGCGTGGCTCTACATCTATGGACATTGGCCAAATGAGCAAATTGACCACATCAACAGGATCACTTCGGACAACCGAATTGCCAACCTGCGCGAGGCCACCCACAGCCAAAACAACGTTCGTGCCCGTCCTATGAGGAACAATTCTAGCGGCATCCTTGGCGTGTTCCGATCCCCCACGAAAGGCAAATGGTATGTTTCGGTGACGCGCGACGGGAAAACGAAGCATCTCGGCACGTTCGCTTCCATCGATGAGGCCAAAGCTGTCAGAGACGAGGAAGTGCGTCGATCTTATGGTGAGTTCTCGCGCGTCGATTAAAACCGTGTCGTCTGGCCATTAGAGTTCTTTCTGTTTTGAATAGGCATCAACACGTCCTCGAGGCTCGGCTCGCCGGACCACGCCCCCGCCGTGCGTCCTGCGACGCTGCGAGCGGTGCCGAGGCTTGGCTGCATCCCGGCGGCTGGTGAGACGGCTGGTGCGGCCTTAGCCTCGGCCTCCCACTTCACGCGCTCCTCGGCCAGTATCTTCTCGCGGTATGCGGCCGGGTCGTCACCGACATCGCGCACCAGGCGCAGCCGGTCGACCTCGCGGGTTAGCCACGCATAGGGGTGAGGCTGGGAATACAGCTTGCCGAACAGCGTCGGATCGGCGTTGGCCATTTGGCGAAACTCGTTGACGTATTCCGACAGCTTCTCCGCCCCGATCTTATCGCTCAGCATCATCTCGGAGTTGTTGAGCCGCTCATTGAGCAGCGCGGCCTGCTGCTGCTGGACGACGTGCTGCGCCCAGCCCTGCGGGTTGGTGGCCGGGTCCGGCGGCGGCTGTGGGGGCGCCTGTGGCTGCGGTGGCGGGGCTGTCGCGCGGCGCTGGGCGTCTTCGAGCTGCCGCATCAGCTCCTTGTGCTTGGTCTCGGCCTCAACGGCTCTGGCTTTCCAGTCCTGACGGCGTTGGCGTTCACGTTCCAGCACTTGCTGCGGGATGTACGACTTGCCGTCCTGCTCGAGCCGCTCAGACGGCTCTGCATCGGCCTCGTCCTCGGGCTCCGGCTTGGCTGTGGCGGGCTTGGCGGCCGGCTCGGGCTTTGCCTCGGGCTTCGGCGCCGGCGGCTCTGGCGCTGCCTGCGGGGCTGGTGCGGGGGCATCTGTGACGGTCGCGGTCTCGCCCGCGAGGAACTGCTCGAGTTGTTCGTTAGCCATAATGGTCCTCGGAGATGCGTGTTGGTGGCGATCGACTCCGTGCTTGGTTCGTCAGCAAGCACGGAGCGCCGCCCTTCGGCCTCACCCGTGGGAGGAGTTCTCGGCCGTCAGTTCACTCGGCAGCGGCGGCAGCGTGCGCGCGCCAGGTCGCAGCGGTTGTGGTGGTCGCTGGCGGGGTTCCGGCATCGGCGCCAGACCGGGCGGCAGCCGGTGTCGTGGCAGATGCAACGCCTGCGTCTGCTTGGTGACGCTGTATTTGGAGCGCCCCAGCATGCGCCCTATGAGGGTCGGCCCCATGCCGTTCTCCCACATCCGGCGCAGCGTCGTGCGCTCCTCGTCCGTCCAGGGAACGGAGATGACGTGCTTCATGTTCGCCCTGGCTGGCATGGCGGCGCTCCGCTGTGCTAGGGTGGCTCCGCGATAAGTCCGAGAACTTCAGCGCCCCGTATCTCCCTGTGAGTGCGGGGCCTTTCTTTACCTATGCCTCATCCAGTATCCGGCGGGCGGCCTTGTCGTGGCCACTCAGCAACTCGCGCATAGCCGCCAATGTCGCCATCTTCTCTGCCGCTAATTCCCGGATTACCGCATTGAGCAGCGACACTTCGCCATCGCGCGATGCCACGCCTGACGCGTGGCCGTCGAGCCATTCCTGGGGTGTTCTGACAGCTTCCGGGGCGCTTAATTGTGGCATCTGGCACTTCTCTGGGGGTAGCTATCGGAAAGGGGCATTTTGAAGAGTAGGAGGCGGTATGGGCGCGCTGATCGAGCTTCGGCCCGGAGCCTGGGTGCGGCCTGAGCAGGTCACTGCTGTGGTTGCCTACCGCGAGAACAAGTTGAGCGAGACTTTGACGGTCAAGCCCCAGGTCACAGTCTACAGCGCCGAGAGGGAGCTGTTCGGGTGGGAGTTCGATAAGCTGGAGGACGCGCTGACATGGGCTGCCAAGATAGCCGCTAAGCTCAATGAGCGTGAGGGGCAGGTTGATGAGTAGGAGGCGGCATGTTGCCCGTGGTTCGTGTCCCGAGCGCTGACTACATGGCCCGGCTGCATTGGCGGCTGCGCGCCCGGTTGCCGATGTGGGTGGTCTACCGGCCGGTAACACGAGAGTATCCCGGCAGATGGGTGGCGCGGATGCACGTCACCCTGCCGGAAACACGCCCCACCCGGTTCGTCATGACCCACGACAGCCTGGGCGAGCTGCGCTCGTTGCTGCCGCCGGACCTGACCTGGATGGAACGCAACCCGCAGGACGTGCCTGAGATAGAGGAAGTATGGCTGTGAAGCCTCACGGTTTCGTAAGACAAGCGTGCAGCAACTGATTGAGCACGTCGGCAGTGTGTCGCGCCCTCGCATCAACGAACCAGAACAGGGTGATTGACGATTATGTTGTAATCCAGCACATAGCATCGATGCCTGCCCCAAAGAAACATCACCTCAGTCCCGGCGACAGGTTCCAGCGGCTGGTGGCGCTTAAGGCACTCCCGCCGCGACGCGAAGGCACCTGGTGGCTGTTCGTGTGCGACTGCGGCACAATCAAACCGATATCAGTTTCTAACGTCGTCAGAGGACGCTCGGGGTCGTGCGGCTGTCTTTTCAAGGACAGGGTCACCCAGCATGGAATGTGTCAGCATCCTATCTACAAAGTGTGGGGATCGCTCATACGACGCTGCCATAGCCCCAGCGATCCTGGATGGAAACATTATGGCGCTCGCGGCATCGCTGTTTGCGAGAGGTGGCGTGCGTCCTTTTCTGACTTCTGGAGCGACATAGCGGAAGGCTACGCGCCCGGTCTTGAAATTGATCGGATCGACAATGATCAGGGCTACGAACCCGGCAACGTGCGGTGGGCAACCCGCGCTCAACAAAGCCGCAATAGGCAAGATACGGTCATTATCGAGACACCGTCAGGACCAAAGACTGTGACAGATGCAGCGAAGGATGCTGGGCTTAGAAGAAGCACCCTTCAAGTACGTCTCGACCGCGGTTGGCCGGCTGATAAGCTGTTTATCGCCCCCACCCCGCGACAGCATCGCAATCGCGTCTCTCGTCTATGGTCTCAACGGGACTGCTGAAGACATGAAGCTAGCAAGCGCTCGATGATCACCACCGAGTGGCGCGCCCTAGCATCTACGTACCATACAAACGCCCCCATAAAGACGATGTTCACCAGCACCAACGCTAAGAACTGCGGCCCCAGCCCGTGGGTGACTGATTGCCCCAGCTTGATCGCCGCCTGGACGACCGTGGTGTGGCCGCCCCCGTTGCCGTTCGGAGGTGCCTCGACCATCAGGCCACGTAACGCCCCTGGTCATCCCATTTCTGCCAACCAGGCGTTGATGCCGTGAGAATGGCGATCGCCACCGGCTCTCCCAACGTCATCGGGTCACCGCCACCATACGTCGGGCACGGATTGTCGAATGCGAGGTAGTGGTCGCCGTTCTTCCATAGCCACAGCCTGGTCGGTTCCTCGCTCATCACGCACGCCGCTGACGCACCAACCCAAGCCCGAGCAGCCCCACGCCCAGCAGCGCCAGCGTGGCAGGCTCCGGCACGGCCTCCGTGGTCGCGCTGGCCACGCCCGAATACGAGGCGGTGAAGCTGGCAAGGGTGGCGTTGTCGAGGCTGAGCGCCGGGAGGACGTTGGACAGCGACAGGGTGAACGAGGACGGCGCCACCAGATCGGCCGCCGCAATCACACCCGAGGTGAGCGCGAGGGTGTCGGGCGGCGACGCGACGTTGATGGACAGTTGCTCACCAGTCGCCAATCCAAACGCCGCATCCGAGAAGGTGCCCGAGAGGAAGTTGGTGCCGAGACCGCCAGCAAGGCTGGTGATCGCGAAGGTGCCCGAATAGTGCTGCAAGAGGGCGGGACCAACACCCACCGCCGCGTCGATCGAGGATGCGTTGAGGTCAAGGAAGCCCGACGTGGGCGCGTTCCCGAACAGTTGCGTGATGCTGATCGCCGTATCGGTGCTGAGCGCCGTTGCAGTGCCGGCGCCGTTGGCAGTGGCCGTCAGCGTATTGGAGCCGGAGACCTGGCCGAACGCGATAATTTGCGTGGCATAGGCAGGAAGCGCGAAGAACATGGCGCCAGCCACGACCGCGGCAGTAGCGAGCAGTGCGTGTTTCATGACGTGAAGCCCCTGTGGGTTTTGTTGGTTACTTCGGCTGTGCGTGCGGCGGGAGCGCGTGCCCAGGGCGCAGCGACGGATCGACGCTCACATACTTCCACCCCAGCGATGGGCTGTAGCAAAGCATCCAATACGTCTTGCTGGGCAGCGCGTTGTCGATCTGCCCGCCCTGGCCGCCAGGAAGCCCCTGATCGGGTCGCTCACCGCCCGGCACCGGCTGACCGCTGGCATGCGGTGGACGGCCAGGCAGTCCCTGGTCGGGTCGCGGCGGGTTCCCAGGCATGGGGCCACCACCAGGGTGTCCACCGCCTCCTGGCAGTCCCTGGTCGGGGCGGTTCGGGCGTCCGGGCGACGGCCAGATCGTCCCAGGCTGCACTGGCAGCGTGTTGTCCGGGCCAATTGGCACGATGGGATTGCCAAGGCTCGGCGGCGGCCAGATGCCAGGCGGTGGCTCCGGCAGCGCGTTGTCGATCCCAGGTTGGTCGCCCGGCAACCCCTGATCCGGATAGGCTGGCGATCCAGGGAGCCCTTGATCCGGATATCCGCCGCTCATCCCCTCGACGTTCAAATACCCGCCCATGACGTGAACTCTGGCCATCATAATTCTCCATGTGTCGTTGCGTCGTTGCGTCGTTACGTGTGTGGCGCCAGAAAGTCCCGCAGCGCAGCAGCGAGCTGATGGTGATGCCCCATATGCCCGTGCTGCACGGGGGGCGGCACAGGCGGCGGCTCTGGCGGGGGCGGCAGCGGCGGTGGCTCGGGTGGTGGCAATGGCGGCGGTTCAGGCGGCGGTGGCGCCGGGGGCGGCTCAGAGACCGGCGGTGGGGCCGGTGGCGGATCACCACCCGGATTGCTGATGAAGCTGAGCGATGACGTGTCGAGGCTCGGCCTGGTGGCCAGCAGCACAGTGTCACCGGTCGCGGGCAGCCCCCAGACGCTGTTGCCGCTCAGAGCCGGCTGTGTTGCGGTGTCGAGCAGGAACCGCCCGGACGGATCGTCGTTGACCACGGTATTGCCGGTGATGGCGAAGCTGGTGCCGGGGTTGCTGGCCCCCTCCTCACCGTAGGCCACGATGAACGGGTTCTGGGTGTTGGGCCCCTGCTCGATCGTGTTACCGCTGATCGTGGCGTTGCCGCCGTTGGGCAGATCGATCGAGTAGCTCGCGCTGCCTGCGTTGTCGAAGATGCGGTTGCCGGTGATGGTGTTGCTGGCGGCGCGGGATTTGATCTCGTGCCCGACGATTGCATCGTGGATGTACGAGTTCGTAAGCGTGAAGCTCGCAATTGCTCCGACGTAGATGTTGTGCGTCGAGCCTGATCCATCGCCATTCGATGCAAATTCACTGTGGTCTATGGTGATGCTGCCATTCGGATCAGCCGCGCCGAGCAGGCCCTCTTGGTTATCGTGGAAAAAGTCGTTCGATAACGCCAGCGCGCCGCCCTCGTAGCGAATTGCCGCGCCGTTGTGATCACCCACCGCGACACCACTGATGTCAAAGCCGCTGATGGCAACGCTGAGTCCAGGCTGGCCCTCGGTTATCATTGCTTTGCCGTCAGGTGGGCTGGTGTCCGTCGTCATGACAACCTCGCCACCCACTGCCTGGAGCGTGATGCTTTTCTCGATGCTCAGGAACTGGTCGTTATACGTCCCCGCCGCCACGTCGATCGTGTCGCCGGACGCGGCCGCGTTGATCGCGTCCTGAATGCTCTGGCCGTTGCTGACAATCAGTGTGGCCATTGGCCCCTCAGTATGTCGTTGCGGGTTGGACTCGACCGTGCTGTGATGGCGGACCGCGTCCGTGCAAGGCTCGCGGGAGAGTAGCGGGCGGTCCCGCCAGTGCCGCCCCTACTCGCTCACGTGACAGCGGTGATCAGCAGCACAACCAGCGCCAGCACCATGATGCCGAGCAGCGCCCCGTGGCTCACCACGGTCCCCGCCAGCCGCCGATGCCGCTGAAGAGCAACAAGATGATGAGCAACACGACCACGAGGCCGACACCGCCATACATGCCGGGACCGTAGTAGCCGCCACGGTAGCCGTAGTAGCCGCCGCCCAGACCTCCCACGAGGATCAGCACGACCAGGATGATCAGCACGAGGCTCATGGCGCGCTCCCCGGCGGTTGTGGCTGTGGAATGGGCGTGCGCATCAGCCTGTTCGTCGTGATGGCTGTCTGATGCGTCTGGTGCGCGGTGTGCAGCGTCTGCTGCGCGGCTTGCGGTATCTTGGCAGCCGTCAGCAGCGTATCGGCCCGCGTCTTGCTGATGTCGGCGCCGGTTTTCTGAAGATCCAGATGCTTCTGCTGCAAGTCAGCGACATGATGCGCCATCGCTAAATCCGGTGTCATTTGCTCGGGGTCAGGCGGCGGCTGCGCCGGGTTCACCTGCGTTGCGTTGTCGTCCGGCAAGCCCTGGAATGTGCGGTGCGCATCGTGGATCGTGGATGCCGCGTTGACGGTGCGCTCTTTCGCCAGCGCCATGTTGGCTGCGGCCTTGGACTGTAGATCCGCAATCTGTGCCTGCCCGTGCTGCGCTGCGATCTGTCCTGCTTGCTGCTGGGCCTGCTGTTGCTGTTGTTGATGGGCCTTCATCCGTTCCAATATCATATCTTTATCTCGCAGCCCCGAGGCAGCGATCAGAACGTCACCAGGGATCAATCCCGGCTGAACGCTCGCGAGCTGCACCAGCGATTGGAACTCCTCGGCCTGTAGCGATGGGATATCAATCCCCTCTTCAATAGTAATATCAACGTCCAAATCGGTTATATCATTCTCTATACCAACCACTTGCTGTAGTCTTGGGTCTCCTGGCTGTAGCTGCATCTGCTGCATGATCATGGCGCGGTGCTGCGGATCCATGTCAGCCAGCTTGTCCATCAGCCGCACCGGCCGATTGATCCCGACCCAGCGCGTTTCGTTCAGGTCGTCCGTCACTCTGACCCATTTTCCGCCAGACCAGAACTCCCGAGCTGCTTGCCACGCGGTCTCATAGACGCGGCGTGACCAGAACCTGAGCGCGTCGGCCAATGGCTCGTTCTGGGCTGCACCCCCCGCCTGCATCGCCAGCACGGCCCTGCCGCTCAGCTCGCGCGGATCGGTGCCGCTCATGGCTGCGTTGGGGCCGCTGAGCTGCATCTCGGCGGTGGCGTGCTGCAGCAGTTGGAACTGGCCGGCCGCCAAGTCGGTTGTTTGCTGGATCTCAAATTTCAACCCAGGCATGACTTCCACATATCCATCCGGCTTGGCCACCTCGCGCCTCGCCTTGTCGACATCCGGCACCGCGCCCTGCTCGGCCACGACCTGATGCACGTTGAGCAGGTGCATCGCCTTGGAGCGGCGCTTGTTGATCTCGTCCTGGAGCGAGATCAGCCCGCGCACCATGCCGTAGCGCTGGTTCTCGCGATTGATGTAGCTGCTTTGCAGCAGCAGCCCACTGCACGACTTGCCCTTGCGGTCCTTGAACTTGGAGCGCTGCGGCGCGGCCAGCAGCCCGCTCTTGGTGTAGGTCGCCCTCCACCATGTGCCACGCTCGGACCAGTCGCACTGGACGAGGCGGATGCGCGTGCGGTTGTTGTCGGTCCAGAACGCCGTTTCGGGTCGATCGTTGTATTGATAGTCGGCGCTGCTGAAGCTGCTCTCGATTACGTCCTGCACATCCTCGCCTGGGTACAGCTCCTCCAACGTGTCACGATCGGTCCAGATGACGAGGCCCTTGTACCGCGCATCACCGAAGTCCAGCGATCGGCTGTGCGGATCGTACCAGACGCGATCCCACGGTATGTGCGTCATGGTCACGTTGCAGCTACCCTGGCCGTCGTCCTCGAGGCCCAGGTCAACGCCACCGGCGCCTTCCGTCAGCATGTTCTCGAATACCAGGCTACGAAGCAGCGAGAACGAATTGTCGTCTGCGATGTAGCGCAAGCACTGCGTCGCCGCATCGGCGCGGTCTTCCTCGGCTGGCGTGCGTGCGAATGCCTTGGGGTCGGTGCGCGCCTTGCGCTCCATGCCGCAGAGCAACTCCAGCTTGTCCTTGATCTTGTTGATCGTAATGATCGGCTGGCCTCGGTCCCGCAGAACCTTCAGCTCGTCCCTGGTGTATTGGTTGTGGTCGACGTAGTCGCGGTCGCGCTGTGCGAGGTCGATCTCGTCCATGCGCGCCAGCTCGCTCTCCTCGAACCAGCGGATCAGGCGGGCGTGGAGGTCGTCGAGGTCCTTCGGGTAGGCGTCCGGGTCGCCGCCCGTCAGGTCACGGATCGCCGGCGGCGTGTCGGGGCCGCGGTCGCCGGTATGGACATGAAGATGGATTGCGGTATCGCTCATGGATCGCGAGGAGGTTCCGATGGAAATTGCTCAGATCGTGCCAGGGGGCGTCCTACCGAACGATCATTGGCATCGCGGGACGAATGACGGAACGTGCTCGCGGTGCCGGTCGCTGGTGCCAGAGGATGAAGTGCCACTGATGCTCTGGAGCGAGAACGGTGAGAACTTGCTGATCTACTGCGAGACGTGTCTGGGCGATCCGCTGGCCGAATAGGAGGGTGAGAGCATGGAAGACGCTGTAACCATATCGATCAGGATCGATCAGTCGCCGTTCGCCTCAAGCGGCGAACCGATGATGCTGCGCTACCAGATAGGCCGTGAGCAGGCGCTTGATCTCCACATCGGCCGCGCACCACCGGCCTTCGATCTGGCAGCGATGAGCGACTGGAACATGCGCCGCGAGCGAGCCGAGAGCCTGGCGCGGCACATTGCGGCTGACCTGGCGCACAAGTTGTTGCAGGCGTTCGAGCCACGGCGCTAGTGCCGTCAGTTCGCCTTGTGTGCGGCCTTGAGGCGCAGGAACTCGTCCCACTGGCGCAGGAACTCGGCCCAGGTGATGCACGGGTTGATACGGCGCGCCACGTCCCACCACTCCAGCCGGTCGAGCGCCATGAGAGTGTTGTCAGCCATGGGTGTCGCGTGTATGCACCGCCTCGTTCCCTGCACTCGCGGGGATGACCCGCCGTGGCTGTGGCAGCCCAACAGCCCCCTAGGGTGTTCCCCGCCGTGCGGGGATGATCTACGGAACGCCGGCTAGGCATCCCCTGGTCGGCGTCTCTGTTTCAGAGCTAATCCGTTGGTTTCGCTGGTGCACTCGTCTCGATCCGCGTCGATCGTGGGTCAGCCCCAAGCTAAACTGGAAAGAAGCCCTGCCGTCCCACGGGTTTGGTTTAGTCGTTGCTGCACTCTGGTTGCCCAGCGCACGTTTCCCGGCTCGTAATTACCGTCGTTGTCTATGCGGTCGATACTCGCCGACGAAAACGGCCTAGTGCCCATGTGCCGAGCGAAAGCATCAAAGCTCTGTACCCATTCAGGGCACACGGTAATTCCACGTCCGCCATAATGTTTGTATTGTGGATGGCTGGGGTTGTGGCAGCGCCTTAGCATCATATACCACACATTGTAGAGTTGCTGGTCCCGCGTTTCCCAGCGCCCTCTATGGGGTGCTCTTACGTGGCCTTCCAAGGCTCTCCAGTAACCTACTCTGCGCGTCTTACCCATCTGAAAAGAATAGCACAATCTGTCGATATGAGCCTAATTTTTAGTACTGGGTTCGTAGCTATTTGGTTTTTCCGACGCTGCGGCCTGAGCGCGCTATGGTTGCGCCGATGCAACTACTGGTTACGGTCCGATAATATCCCTTTGTGGACACTACTCGGTCTCGTAGACCCTCATGCGCCTCACTCGTCATGCCGCACCAGATTGTCGATGAGCTTCAGGCAATCGCCCTGCATGTCCCACTTGGCCCGAGCGGCAGCGGCATCCATCGCGTCGCGGAACCACTTGGCAGTGAACGCAGCGCGCTCAGCGTTGCTCTTGCACCCCGTCTCAACGTCAGCGGCAGCGAGGAACGCCTCGGCCCACTTCTGCGGATCGGTCCCGACGTGGCGCTGGAACTCGGCGCCGCTCAGCGTGGTGGTGTCAGTCGTCACCGCAGATAATCCCAGTGCAGCAGGATGTTGTCCTCGCCCTCGTACTCCCAGCGTGTCGGATGCCCATAGTCCGCAATGATCGATGCTTTTTCAACGGGCAGCGGTGGACGCCTTGGAACCCTCAGCGTGATTGTCGCGCCGCCAGGAATGGGGACGGTGGTATCTGGCTTGTCGTCCGTCATGCGTCCCTCACCGGCAGCAGGTATCGCAGCGACTGCTGGGCGCTCTGCACGTTTCCCCCGGCCGCATCCAGAACACCGGCCAGTGAGGAGCCGCGCGCCGTGCGTGGGTAGTCGGCACAGAACCGGCGCCACGCCTCAGGCATGCCGTCAAACGCCGCCATCGACGCCCTGGCTCGTATGACTTGCTGCCAGTCGGCCTTGGTCAGCCGCACGCGGAGCGGCTTTGCGGGCATGAGGCTTACGCGACGACGCCTCCTCATTCCACCATTCCTCCATCATCGCGCGCAGACGCGCCACATCACCGCGACCAATGGCTAAACTGCGATAGTCTGCGCCGCACTCGCATTTGAGGCTGCGACAGAACACATCAGGGCTCTCCCTTGGCACAGACACAGGCCAACGGCGGCGAGTCCAGCACTTATGGCAGGAAATAAGCACGACCCTATCATCGTCGCTCATGCTACGCGCCACGACTCAACTGTGCTCTGCGCTGCGCGGGCGAAGGCGCGGTCCCAACTGTCCGCTGCCTGCTCTGGCGGTGGCGGCGGACGGCCAGCGACCATCACATCGAGCAATTGTCCCACCAGCCCCAGCGCATCAACCTGGTCGTCGTGCTTGCCCGCCGGGAACGTCATCAGCTCAGCCTCGAATGCTGCACGCCATGGCGCGGATGCGAGATAGTGCAGCCCATCGAGCGCAATACGCCCGCGAATGGACTGTGCGCGCACTGCCTTGTCGCCGCGGGTGGGGAACTGACGACGCGCAACGAATGCACGACGCTCACGCTGGCGGCGATCGAGGAACGGCCCGACGCCCGCCTTGATCTGGCCCTGTTCTTCAGCCCAGCCGACTGGCTTCCATTGGATCACCATGTCGCACAGCGCCTCGATCCACGCATCGGATGCAGTCTGGCCGCGCCAGAGGTCGAGCAGCCACAGCCGGTTGTCTGGGTCCATGCCGACGACGACATGGACGGTCCAGTCGCCACCATCGGCTGTCACCGCGTAGTCGCTGCCGCCATACACCTGCAGGTCTTCGCGGCGTGGCATTGAGTGAGCTGGGCGAAGCCAGTCGCGCTCGAAATAGATGCCGGTGGCTGGTGCGGGCGACTGCTGATAGAGCGCGGACCATGTGCGGCTGTCGCGCTTGGCGTCGGTACGCATCTCGGTGGTGAACCACTCAGGCCACAACGGCTCGCCTGGTGCGCGCCCCATCGGATCGTGCAACTCGGCTTCCATTGGAAGTTTGAGCAGTTCCCAGTTGCGGCCACCGTCGCCCATTTCAGCGAGCAATCGGCCGCCGAGATCGTCCTCATGCCAGCGTGTCATGACGAGCACTATCTTGGCACCGGGCTTGAGACGAGTGAGCAAGTCTGCCTTCCACCATTCCCAGACGCGTTCACGGATGGTTTCGCTGTCGGCTTCTAATCGCGATTTCACTGGATCATCGATGATGACGCAATCCGCACGGCGACCGGTGACCGCACCGAGCACACCGACTGCGAAGTATTCACCGCCTTGCGTTGTCTCCCATTGGTTGGCGGCCTGGATGTCGGGTGCAAGCGCGATGTTCAGCGTGGCTGCATGCTCGTTGATGATGTTGCGGACACGGCGGCCGAAGCGCTCTGAGAGTTCTGAAGTATGCGATGCCGCAACTATGGCGTGGTCTGGGTGACGAGCGAGATACCACGGCGGGAACAGCGTAGATACGTATGTAGATTTAGCGCTGCCTGGTGGCATTAGAACCATGAGGCGTGTGATGTCGCCGCGCTCGATGGCTTCTAAACGGTCGATGAGTAGTTCGTGGTGGCGCGCGGGCTTTAGATCGACGCGTGCGAGCGCTTCAATGCACCACGTCTTCAGACTGGCTCTGATCGTCCTGCGATGCAGCAGCAATGCCGCTGCCTGCGAGCGCGATAGCGACGAGATCGGCGTCTGCGGCGGTGGCAGCAGGGAAGTTATGTCGTAGGTCATGGGATTGAGTTGGGTTGCCCCATCCGCGATTGAGCAGCGCGACGGCTGCCGCGACACATTGCTTCGGGTCGGCCAGCGCTTTGACGAGCGTTGCGATGGCGGCCGGCGTGTGCTCGCGGGCCAACGCCTCGACGCCCTTGGGTCGACCGCCTGGGTTGCCGGATTGGCCTTTCACGAACGGCAACTAGGTTGATCTCCGATTGCTGTGAACGACAATTCCCATCCACACACGCAGATAGTTGTTGACACCAATCCACACCTGTGGTTATATGTGGTCATCGAAACCGGAGACACCAGATGGCCCGCATCCTCTACTTCACCGCCGACCAGCAGCTCACCGCAGTGCATCATGATGGTTCGATCTACACCAGCGCGAAGCACTTCACCGGGCTGACGGTGGACGGTCGCCGGGTGGTGGTGGAGCGGGCGATCGAGCGGAAGAGCAACCCCTCCAACCACAAGTGCGATGCGCGGTGCCTGAACGCGACTGGCTTCAAGTGCGAGTGCAGCTGCGGTGGCAAGAACCACGGCGCTGGCGCCTTCATGTGCGAGGCGGCGTGATGAGCGAGGCGACGACCAACGTGCGGATCACGATCTATGTGCCGACGCAGCTTGATGAGCGGATACGGCGGGATGCGGATGCGAAGGGGCAGAGCCTGAGCATGTGGCTGCAGCGAGCGGCTGAGGCGGCGTTGCGTGAGGAGCACGCTGCGGTGATGGACCGGCTGGAGAACGAGGAATGACCGAGCCGTCGCTGGCGCTGCTGCAGACGCTGATCGAGCGGTTGATTGTCGAGCAGCGACAGGTGGTGGATCGGCTGGAGCGGGTTGAGCGAGCGTTGCTGGCGGGGCAGCGTTTGTTGCTGGACCGGACGGAGACTGACACGGACATTCAGCACGCGCTGGATGCGATCACGCGCCGGGTTGAGGCGTTGGAGGCTGGGTAGCCCTATTCCCGCGCCACGAGACTGTTCACATCGACCGAGACTTGGCGCAGTTCCCCGAACATCACGATGGCGACCTTGGCGATTTGGCGTTCCACCTCGATGACGACTGCCGGTAGCCCTTGGAACGGCCCGTCGCGGGGCTGGCAGGGGGCGCCAGGGCGCCAGAGGCTTCCGGGAGTGGTTGGGGTGCGGCGAAGTGCCTCACCGGCCTGTAGCGCGTTCCAGACGGCGTCTGGCAGTAGATACGGCTTTTCCCCGCTCATCAGCAGGCTGCGGACGCCGAGTGTGTGGCGGATTGGCCCCCAAAGGGTCAGTGGCACTGCCACGAACAGGTAGCTGGTGAACAGCGGGCGCTCGACGGGGCGTGTGAGTGTCGGGAGGGTGCGATCGCGGATGCGGACGGTGTGGGTTGGCAGGTAGGCTGCGTAGCCCTGGCGCTGGAGGTTCTGTGCGGCCCAGCGCTCGGCCTGTGGGTGGGTATGCACGACGCCCCAACGGCTACCGCACCGCTCCTCGACGCGCTGTGAGCGGCTGTCGGTATCTACGGCTGCCATCACGGATGCGTCAAGCGGCATGGTCAATCCAGGGACTCGCGGACGGTTGAGATGACGTGGTCGGTCCATTCGCAGGCGAGCGGGATGCGCTCCTCGGGGGACCAGCAGCGCAGCGCGTTGGTGGCGAGGAAGCCTGCCAACACCAAAACGTCGTGGGGGTGGCACTCGAGCAGGTTCTCACCAACCTGGGCCATGAGGTTGGCGAGTTCGTGCTGGGCGAGCTGCTGGGGGGTCACGGCACGACGCCTCGGGCGGCTGCTCGGGCTGCCAGTTCGGCGCGTGCGGCGCGCAATTGGGCGTCGGGCAGGTAGCTCGGCTTTGGGCGGCGCGGCGCAATCTCCGCGATCTGCTCGTCAGCGGACAGAGCAGCCGCTCGTGGCGGATAGGCCCTCATCCGCAGCGAACGCTTGAGGTCGTCCAGCACGGCCAGCGCTACGCCCGGATCAACCGGGGGGTTGTCGTCCTCGGGCACCGGCTCACCCCGCACCACCTCCTGTCCCACAACCAAAGGTTGAGCCCGCCTTGCCCGTAGCTGTTCGAGGTAGCTTCCGAACTCAACGGGCCGGGTCGTCGGCTGCGGTGTGCCGTCCTTTTCCGGGAAACTTAAAATCTTCCCTGCTTCGGGCGCGCTCGCGCGCCTCTTAGGGTCTTCTTCTTGGGTACTTAAAGGGTCGGTGTGCCCGTTTGCGGGGGTCAGGGCACCTTTTTGAGGGGGTCCACCCCCGCAATTGAGGGGGTGCCCTGTGCCGCTTTGAGGGGGTGCCCTAGTCCCGTTTGCGGGGGTGACCATGTGCTCTTTTGCGGGGGTGCCCCCATCCCCGTTTGCGGGGGTATCGGGCCGCAGGATGTGGTAACGGGTCAGCTTCCCTGGCGTTCCTTCAACACGTATGAGTTGCAGCGCTGCCAGCCGGTTGATTGCGGCCCGCACGGTGTTGTTCTTCAGCCCGGTGTAGCGCTCGATCAGCGGCTGCCCCGGCCAGCACACCTTGAGGCCGTTCGCCATGTCAGCGAGGTAGAGCAGCACCAGCCGGTCGGATGGTCGGAGCGCCAGCGTCGCGCCACGCTCCAACGCCCACGCAAATGCAGGCGCGCTCATGACTTCGGCTCCCACTGCACCGCGTTGGAGGCGTCCGCCCAAAGTCCCATTGTGTATGCCCCGTACGGCCAGGGCGCCGCGCAATCGTCTCCCCACCCCCCAGCATGCCCGTTCGCCGTAGCCCATCCTTTGCCGAAGTCAGCACCACATGGAGAGACTATCTCAGCGCTAAATCGAGGCAGATCGGGATGCTGCAACCACCCAACCATGGCCACATCTGGTCTGAACGCCGTCTCAGGTTCTTCTTCAAACCCCTCAACGTAGATGCCGATCATAGCTACGTTGCCTTCCAATTTCGGGGCGACAAACGTCATAAGTGCCCTTTCATGCCCGGAACGGCGCAGCGCCCCAATGACTTTTCTGGAAGTCTCCGGGTCGAATTGAGTCGCTGGTTTCACTTCGACCAATACGCTCATGTCGGTGAGCAGGAAGTCTGGAGACCATGGCCCGAGGTCGAACGGCTCGTATTCGTGCGCCCACCCGAGTCGATCGAAGAACGCGGCCCAGCGCGCCTCCAGGCGGCTACGGTACATCCGGCCCCGGTACAGCGTGGGGATCGCCGCAATGGTGTAGCCACTCATATCTCAACCCTCCCCACGGCCACGACGTAGGTCCGGCGATCGCGCCAGGCCCCCCGCGTCTCGGTTTGAATTCCCGCCTCGGCCAGCACCCGGCGCATATGCCGCGCGCCTTCGCCGGCGCTGATGTGCAAAAATCGCCCCATCCAAGCAGCCGATGGAATTCGGCACCCAGGACGCAGCCGGGGCACGATCCAACGCTCGATCTTGGCGCGGTGGGCGCGGCCCTCGGGCCTGGAATGTGAATATGTCATGGGCACAAGCCTCCTCTTGCCGAGGCCGAGGGCTTGTGCGAAAAGGGGCTGTCAGTTGGTCCCCTTGGATCGCACGAGCCCCAGGCCGCCAGCCTGGTTCAGTTACAGTCGAGCCTCGGTTCCCGCCGGGGCTCGTCTCGTTTCTACCCCATGATTGATTGAGTCGGAAGGCCGTCATGCAACGTCTTCCCCTTTTGCTTTGCCCAGGTAGTTGAACACCTTCGGCAACTGCTCGGTGAACCGGTAGCGAGGCCCAAACGGCTGCTCCTTCCGGTACAGGTTGGACTTCAGGAACACTGCACAGCCAGCCTCATCCGCCTGCCGCATCAGATCAGCCAGCCACTCAAACGGCGGTATCCAGCGTGGCGTCTTGCTCGATCGTGAGGCTCCCCCGATCACCAGCAGATTAAAGCGGTCGAGATGGCTGAACTTGAGTGGCTCCAGCATCGGCTCGACCGACAGCCACTTGACCCGCGACCTCACACGCTCAAACGCCGCCTCCGCACCTGCTACCCGCGCCTGGCAATCGACCGTCGTCCCCATCCAGACATTCTCCGGGATGTTGAACTCGGCCATGCGTTTGGGAAACTTCGTCAGCATCAGAAATTCCCACTGACGCGCCTCGGCCGCGATCCCAAGAACCGCCTCGATCCACGCCTCGGGAACCCAGCGCCCGAAGGTGTCCGACATCGACCCAGTGAAGATCCGCGCATCTCGCGGGTCATCGCTTTGATAGGGTAACCGGTTCAATGGTGCCGACAAACGCCCTGGATGCAACGTCGGCACGAAACCGTTAGCGAACGGCGCGGAGCCTTCCTTCTGGAATCGCTCAGCAATGTCACGGGCGTAGCAATAGGGGCAATCGTGCAGACATCCGACAACCGGGTTCCACGACCATTTGGCCCAGTCGATCAGATTGCTGTCCTCGCCTTTGTTCTGCTCGTTCAGCGCTGCCTTGGGATTGCGATAGCCAAGCACCATCGCGCGCTGCTCAGCGCTGGCTCGCTCCCATTGCTTAACCGTGATCTGCATACTTGCATTGGGCAGGTAGGTGACATTGTCGGATTGCGGTCGTGGTTGCGGCTCTGGTGTTATCCGCTGCTGCGCCGCCTTTACCTTCTGCTTGCTGGCGCGAACTTGCTTAGCAGCCGCCTTCACTGACGTCTTACCCGCCTTAACGTCAGCCTGCAGCGCTTCATCGCGAGACTCAATTACCGTCCGCGCGTCGGTTACCTGCCGTCCGCTGACACCAAACAGCTCACCAGCCTCTGTGGCAGATACGCCAGAAGTAGGCACTGGCGCCGACTTATTAGGTCTACTCGCTGGTAGGTTCGCGATCGTCGCCGCCACCATCGCCCGCTCGCCAGGTGTCAAGTGACGTCGTGAGACGTTGGCAGATTTGACAAACGCAATCGCCTCTCGCCAGGTTCCGTTGAATACATCGAACCTAGGCTCGCAACCGGCTTGGGTACACGCGCAGTACCGATGCCAGCCGTCCAGCACAGCATCTTCATAGAGCGTGATCGCGTGATGCAGCCCGTTCGCTGCAATGTCAGAGCGCAGTTCAGCGAACTCCGCGCCGCTCATGCCGGGAAACGCGGCTGATAGCGGATGCTGTTTATACTCAGTCATGCCACTGCTCCCGCGAACAGATCATCCTCCTCGATGTGCGGCGCATCGACGTTCAGGAGTTTTCGCCCCATCTCGCTGTCAGCGTCGTACAGCCCGAGTGCCTTGTGATCACCGGTTGCCATGTTCCGGCCAATGGCCAGCAGGTGACGCGACTGACCGCCGGCACGCGCCACCAGCCAATGCTGCTTGTTCAGTGATGCGAGCACGTCGACCGGCGGCATCACATCATGGCCAACGCCACGCTGCAGATGAAAGGTCCTGAGGCACAGGTTCAGAATGATGTCGATGCGCGGAAACTCCTGCACGAACCACATCAAGGTCTTGACCGGAGCGCCGATGCCCTTCGCGTTCCTGTAGAAATAGCCGTTCGGGTCAATGATCACAGCACCAACTGCGAAGCGAGGCGTCTCGCTGCGACGGATGGCTTCGGCGAATGCGGCCAGGCCGTCCTCGTTATCACCCGGCAGCAGGATCGATCCAGCCGCCTCCGGTAAATGTCCCAGGCGCGCGCGCAGTTGCTCCATTGCGACCAAGTCACGATCACAGAAGAACGGCGCCGGCTGCATCCGCGTCAGACAGATCTGTGCAACGTGCCAGAATACCGCAGGACTGCCAGGTACACCGACTTCGTGGTTCCAGCCGCTGCCGGCATTGGCATCGAAACACCAGAACCGATAGCCCTTGCCGCCGAAACGAGCGTTGGCGATGCGCATGCTGACCGACATGGCGGCCGCAATGCGGCGCTCCTTGTCGATGGTGGCGATGCTCTGGCCTTGCCGCGCTCGACCGCTCATCACATCCCCCGCTCAGCAAATGCCACCACCGCCAGCCACGTTGCCGCAGCGCTCAGCGCCCAGGCGCAGGCCGTCAGGGCAAGGGCGCGGAGCAACGTCACCTAAGCTGCCACCCGGCCGCGAAGAGGTACGCCCGCAGCAGCCACCGCATCGAGCGCCTCGGGCACCGAGCGCACGACGCAGACCGGGAAGCCGGCAGCCTCCAGCCGGGGATGCAGCGCACGCTGCGCCGGCGAGAGCTGCCCGCCGCGGCTGCGCTTCAGCTCCAGGAGGACGACGCGGCCACGCCAGAACACGCCGCAATCCGCCCAGCCAGCAACACATCCGAGGCGTTTCTTGCGCGCGCCTTCCATCGCGGATCTGGCATTGCTCAGATCCCAGGCGGTGAAGATCGCGTCTGATGGCAGCAGGTAGGCCATGGCAGACGCCACAGAGGCCGCCAGTTCGTCCTCCGGCGCGATCGGCGCGGTGAGCCGGAACTTGGCTGGCACGCTGACCCGCACCTCGGCCACGCTCGCCGCGCCACCAACGCGCATGGGCCGGACGTCCTCGGCGGGGGCGGTCATTCGGCCGCCTCACGCCGCGTGCCACGGGGCCGCGTCGAGGCCAGCGCAGCGTCCGTGACGCCAGGTATCCCGGCCTCTCGCGCCGCCGCGCGGATCACCGGCCAGTGCCGGAACGGAACCCCGTTCCTGACCCAGTGATTGATCGCGTTGCGGCTGACGCCCGTCACGTCCATGAGAATTTCCCGCCCCCCGAAAACCCGGAAGAGTTTGTCCGTGGTCATAAGACGGTAGTTGACAGGAAGTCTATAAGCAAGGCAACAGTGGGCTGAAATATGACGACAGAAAAGTTGTCGTGAGGGTGTAAGGTGGCGAGAATAGTCCCCCAACGCTGGCGGCGTCGGGCCGTCAGCAACACGCAAGAGGCGTAGCTGTGGCTCAGAAACCAGACCCAAAAGAAGTCGGCATCCGCGTCAGAGCAGTTCTGCTCAAGCTCGGCGTCAGCATGGAAGAGGCCGCGAACGAGCTTGGCGAGTCCCGGCAGAACCTATCGAACGTCCTCAACGGCTATCAGCTACCCAGCCACGGCGTCGCCTACGAACTCGAAAAAATCCTGCCAGGCGTGACCGTGCAGTGGGTGTTTTTCGGGGACGACAGGATGGTCCCTGCCAAGATGGCGCGCGAACTTGCCGTGTTCGTGGAACTCGTCAGGGAGAAGGCTGCTTCACCGGGACAGGTGGTTTTGAAGACGACGCGGCGGCTGGCTTCTTCAGAGTCGCGGCCTGCTTTAAAGAAGTTGGCTCGCGCCAGCGGCTAGAGGGCCGCCCCCGAAAAAAGACTGCCCACGACAGATTTTCTGTAGCATCTGAAAGAAACGCTGCTATAGTGCCTCCAGCGATGGAGGCTCGAACGTGCGGCATAGTATTCTCCCCTGGCATCGTCGGTGTCCCTGCTCAGGGGGACGAACCGATAGCGCGCGTGGAATGTCCAGTGACGGCACGGCTGGCGGGATAGGCGCGCCCGCAGGCAGTCTAAGCCTGTCACCGGCGTGTCATGCAAGTGTTGCCAGCGAGAGTTCCGCAACTGCACCGTGCTACAGCGATTGGCACACCAAATCACACGCGAATAACTCTTTGTTCCTGCGGGAATTGCCGGATCGCGCTGCCTCTATAACAGAGAGTTACCGCGCCCAATGCCTAGCCGAGATGCTCCGCTGCATCCACGAGGCCCGCACCGCCATCCCCGAGTTCCGCGCGTTCTGGCGCACCTGCGCGCGCTACGAGATCCGCCAGTTCAGGCGTCTGTTTCTCGCCCCCGAGCGCGCCGCGTTCGAGGCGGCTGTGCGACGCAGCCAAAGGAGAGCCGCATGAATGCCTGCCCCGATCTGCTCGCGGCGTTGAAGCTGCGGGAGAAAGACTTGGCGCTTGAACTCGGGACCGTCCGGGCGCGCCTCTCCGAGTTGCAGGACATCATCGAGCTAATCGAGCAGCCGCAGCGCCGGCGCAGGCGCAGGACCGAGCCCGCAGAGCCGCCCCAGCACGTCCCAGGCGCCATCCACCAGCCACCGGACGACGAGCTGCCGCTGCAATCCAACGCCCCCGGCGCGTAACAGGGAGACCACACCATGATTTCCGACGACTACCAGAACCTGGCTGACCGCATCGCCGGATACGCCAACCGCCTCGAGCCCATCATGCCGAGCGTCGCAAAGCACATCGCCGCCAATCTGCTGGCCCTGGCCGACCAGGTGAAGCACCTGGAGAACGTGCCGCTGCGGCTGGACTCGCCCGAGGTGCGGCTGGGGTTCCACGAGCTACGCCGGGAGCGCCACGATGCCGATTAGCCCGCACAGACTTGAAGAAGTCATGAGCGAAGCGATGCAGCTTATCAGCAGCGATCCACGCCTCGGCAGCGATCCGCTCCTCCGCTATGACACGCTCGAAGGAAACTCACGTTTCTTCGCCGCACTCGATGACGTGGCTGAGTTGGCGATCGCTGACGCGAAACTCGTCGAGATTGGGAAGGAGCGTCTCAAACGCATTGAGGCGCGTGCCTCCAAAAGCCGCGACGTGATGAAGCGCATGCTGGAGGGCGTTGACCTAACGGGTGCCGATCGCCCACTTTACACCGCGACCATCGCCACGCGCCGCGAACTGGCAGCGCTCGATGAGGCGGCGTTACCTGACGAGTGGTGGAGGCGAGCGCCAGATAAAGTCGCCATCAAGAAGGCACTGAACGCGGGGCAACAGATCCCTGGAGCCACATTGGACAACGGGGAAACCCACTTGGTGCTGAGAACTCTCTAAATGCCAGTCGAGATCGTTTGCTTCAACTGCGGCAAGATCGCCGCTCGGCCGCCCTCTGGAGCGCGATCTGAGACCACGTTCTGCACTCGCCGATGTAGGGCGCAATTTCAAGCGCGGGAGAGGATGAACCAGACGGCAGAGCAATTCTGGTCGCGCGTTGCTGTCGGTGAACCGGATGAATGCTGGGAATGGACTGGTTATCGCGGCCCTGCCGGATACGGTCAAATGGCATGGATGGGGAGGCTAAGGCTGACACACCGCATCGCAATGTCCCTGACTGATGGTGACTGGAACAATAAGCTTCTGGTGTGTCACGGTTGCGACAATCCTCCTTGCTGCAATCCATCCCATCTTTGGCGCGGAACACACCGACAGAACCAGCACGACAAGCACGCGAAAGGCCGCGCCGTATGCACCCCACTAAGAGGGGAGCAAAGCCCGCGCGCCAAACTCACAGCGACGCAGGTATCTGAGATCAGAACCAGTGATGAGCTGGCCGCCCTGCTTGCAGAAAGATACGGCGTGTCGCTCAGTCGCATCCACACCATTAGGTCACGCAGCCGCTCTTCCGGCTGGACCGATGTGGCAAACCCGACAAGAGCACGTCGCTTCCATTCCAAAGCGCCACTGGCCCGCTGTCGCAAGGGGCATGAGTACGACGGAAAGCACAACAAGCGCGGCGGCCAGATCTGCCCAACATGCCAGCGCCAGAGAGATGCCGAGTATCGCCAAAGGCGCAAAGAGAGGACCACACAACCATGAACGCAGTCACCACCACCGAGCCGGTATCCGCGCAGGCGCTAGAGCATGTGCTCGGCACCGGCGACCTGTCGAAGCTGACCACGCAGCAGCGCGTCGAATATCTGGTCGCAACCTGCAAATCGCTCGGCCTCAATCCATTGACGCGGCCTATCAGGTTCCTGTCGCTGAATGGTCAGATCCAGATTTACTTCACACGCGACGGCACCGACCAGCTTCGCTCATCGCGCAACATCACGTTGCACGTTGTCGATAAGTCGATAGATGCCGGGGTGTTATCGGTCACGGTGCGGGCAAGAACCAAGGATGGGCGTGAGGACGAGGATATCGGCGCAGTCGTCCTGCCTGCTTCGGGCGATAGCCGCGCCAATGCGCTGATGAAAGCAATCACGAAAGCGAAACGGCGCGTGACGCTCAGCATCTGCGGGCTCGGACAGACCGATGAGAGCGAGCTGGACACGATGCCAGGCGCTCGGGTGTTCGACGCCGAGGACGACGTTCCCGTTGCCCCGATCCGCACCGCGAGGGACGCGCTGAACGATAGCATACCCCTGCGCTCCGCCGCGGCTGCCACACCGCGCGCGCCCCGCAAGGCGGATCCGGAAGTCTGGGACACCCCGCCAGCCGAGAAGCCGCAGCGCACCGACGAGCAATGGGAGGTGTGGGTCGCCAAACTGCGGGCAGCGTGCGCCGTGCTGAAGCACCGCCAGGAGGTGGTGGAGATCGGCGGCAAGGACTCAGTGAGAGACGCCATCAGGGATGCGCCAGATCGGTTCAAGCGCGATATCGACGCTATCCTAGCCGAGGCCTTTGAACGCTTCCCAGCCGATCCTGGAGACGACCTGGACGAGGTCGCGATCGCTGGGGAGCATAACCTCGCGGCGGGCTGACGCGCCTGATACAATTCGGGCCGACGCAGCCCTCGGAAGCCGCGCCGGCCCTGCCAATGCCGCAGAATGGAGCTACGACATGGATGACGAATTAAAGCGCTATCTGGCCGATATGATGAAGCAGATCAACGACGGCAACGAGCGCATTCTTAACCGGCTGACCAGGATAGAGGGCGAGGTCCGCGATCTACGCTCTGAGCACAGCGTCACGCGCGATATGGTGCTGAAGCTGCCAGGGACCGTGCTAGGTGCGATCGAGGCGCCCCTGCTGAAACGCATCCGCACCACCGAGGACCGGCTCGACAAGCTGGAGGGCGGGGCGTGATGAGCGACCTCACCGAGAACGAACTCAAGCTGGCACTAATGAAGGCCGATCTGCTGCTGAAGACCCGCCAAAGCAGATGGGAAGTGCCTCGTGCTCTGGCGATGATCCTGCTGGCCGCCGCCGCGATTTCAGCAGCCGGTGGCCTGTCCACCTGGCTGTGGCCCGCCAAGCCCCAGACGATCGTCGTGCAGTTTCAGCAGCCGCTTCCAAAGGTGCAGTGATGCTGGCTCTCATCATCATTGTGCTCTGCCTCTGGCTCGTCGGCTTTAGCGAGGGCCTCCTATGGATCGGCGTGCCGGTGCTCAGTGCGATCATTGTCGCCGCGCTGCTTCACTGAGGCATCATCTGGTTCTGCGGTGGACGCTGGTTTTGCAGATTGGCCATTACCCCGGCCGCCAGTGGGTTCATCGTAACTCGTGGCCCCGGCGCTGCTGCAAATTGCGTAAGGGCCGGACTGGTTACTGCGCGGCTCAATAGATTGTTGGCAGCGAAGGGCAGCGTGAGCGCGGCTGCCGTGGCCAGGGGGCGCCCTGTCAGGGCATACATCGTCCCGGCAGACGACAGCGATTGCGCAATACTGCTGAACGGGCCGGTGCGGGAGACGTTCAGCCGCTTGGCTGTGTCCTTCATGGTGTCAGCGACGGTCGATAGGTCAGACAGACGTTGCGCCACGGCCGGGTCGGAGAACAGCGCCGCAGAGCCGTTCGGCGCCGCTTGCCGAAAACGATTGAGGTCTGTCAGGAACGAGCCAACCGAAGGCTCTGTGCCGCTCACCCCAGCCTGGCCAGGCGTGGCCTGCAGCATATCGCGTAGCTTGTAGGCGCCAAGCTCATCGGCGCCTTTTGGCAAGTTCTGGCGGATCGCCTGGAGCGTGGTATCGCCGCTCCCGAGCACAGTTTTGACAGCCTGCTCAGGCGCAATCGACTCCTGCGCCGGGTTGTTTGACCGGATGATCTTCGAAAGCGTGTTGTCGATGAAAGCGTGGCCATCCGTAGAAACTTTGTTCGCAGCAGAGAATAATGCGCCAGCACCGTTCGCGTTGGCCGACGCTTGCATATCTCTCGCGATGCCACCATAGGCGGCGTTCAACTGATCCTTTCCGACCGACTGGACGATCTCAGGAACGCCCATGATGCTACCGATTGCCGATCGCAACTGTTGCGCCTGTTGCCACGGCATCGTCGAACCGGGCGGCACATCAGTGTTGATTGCGTCGAGCATGGTCTGGATGCGCGGCGGCAGGAGGGCCTTTTGGGTCTCTGGCAACGCTGCGAGTTTGCCGGTCAGAGATGTCAGTGCAGCGCGATATCCCGATGGATCGACGGTGGCGCCGGCCATCGCCTGATCGACGGGCGCCCAAGCCGCGGCCTGTTGCTGAGGGAAGGTGGTATCCTTCCAATTACGGGCCTCGTTCTGGAGCACGTCGCCGGCCGCTTGAGCTGTCGTGGACTGACCCATCCTTCCGGCGGTGTCGTCGACAGCCTGCCCAAACTGATTAACCGCAGTCTGCTCGACCGGAAGTACGCGGCCAGAGCCGCCGGGTGCCTGCGAAGTATACGCTTGCAACGTCTTTGCCGCAGGGTTGCCCGTAACGTCGCCGAGTAGCGTAGGGTCTATATTCAGGCGTGTGTAAGCGTCAACAGTGGGCGAAGTCACGCCAGCAGCAGCATTGACGGCCTTGACAGGCAACGCTGCTGCCGCGCCCCCTACCTTCGCGCCGACGATATTGCCCGCCAACTCGGCTGCGGGCCGCGCCCACGCCGGGACAGCTTGGCCAGCTACGTCTCCCGCGACGGCGCCCGTCGCTCCCATGATGGGCGCTGCTACGCCTCCGGGCCCCAGCGCAGCGGTAGTGAGGCCGCCTCCAACTGCCGTGCGCACCGCATGTTCGACTGTCGTGGCTGGCTCCGTAGCCGGATCGGCCCCCACGACCTTACCGATACCCGACATTAGCGCTGTGCCGGGTTGTGGCGCATCGTCGTGCAGCATCGCATCACGCAGCTCGGGCGGTACTCCAGTGCCGCCGAACAGCCGGGAAATCGCGTCGTAGCCGAACGCTCCAGCAGTCAATAACGGTCGCTCTACCAGGTTGGCGACTGGGTTCGACAGCACGTTGATGAAGTTACCGGCGGCGTCCGTCACTCCCGCTGCAGCATTGCGCGCGACACCGCGCCATGTCGTGCTGGGCGGCGCCGCTGCGGGGGGCGGCGGTTGCGCTGGCGTCAGACCAAATTTGCCGGGATCACTGAAATCTGCGGGCGCCGAGGCCGCTGGCGCCGGCTGGTTCGCAGTGCCCGCAGCTGGGGCGGCAGGGGTTAGTCCGAACGCAGCCGGATCATCGAAGACGCCGGGTTTAGTCGGGCTATTGTCGTCCGCCATATTACTGCCCCGTGCCCACGGCGTGCGGCTGGCCGTTGTTCCACATAACCGTTGAGGTCGGGTCAGCCCGACGCACGATACCGATCACCCGTTGCACGTCATCAGGGCTCTTCATGTTAAGCGCCTTGGTCCACTTGTCCCATGGGTCTCCGTTGATGGCGCCCATCGCCGCGGCATAGATTTGTGGGTTGCGCGCCGCAGCCCATTCGGCATCGAAGTGACTGAGCGGGGTGTAGGTCCCGCCATGCAGGAACTGACCGGCGTTGCTGTTGACGTAGTCCATCGCCTGCTGGGTGTAGTCGCGGTTCGCCTGCGCCGCGACCAACTGCGCCGTCAGCATCTTTTTGTTGGCGTCTGGCTGCAGTTCGAGCCCTGGATTTGCCGACTTGTAGAGACTGATGGCGCCAAGGCTGCCGCGTGCGCCGAGATCACCACGCTCCTGAGCGCCCGCGGTTGCCAGACCATATTTAGCGAACTCCTGCGCGGCAGCCGCGCCGCCCATGCCGGTTAGCTGCTTCGCCAGGTCGTGCCATCCGAGGGTGTCGGCGATATTGGCCCAGTTGGCACGCTCGGCACCGCCAGCGCCTGATGCAACCTGATCCACCAACTCGCGCATCTGCTGTATGCGTATCTGATTAGCCGAGGCCTGCTGGTTTTGTGTGTTGTATTCGGGAAGTTGTTCGGTGTCCCGCTTGTAGAGTTCCTTCTGCAGGTCGAAAGAAGCGGTCGCTGGCTGTGACGCCGCCGGCTGGAAATCTCCACGGCTGGCCCCGGCATAAACCCACTTGCCAGGCACGCTTGGCTGGCCCGGTACAGCAGGCACCCATTTCGAGCCGTCCCAGGTCGCTGATCCTTCGACGGCACGCGACTGCATGTTGGGCTGATAAGCAATGCTCCCGACGACCTGGCCCGTCCTTGGGTTGATGAGTATCGAGCCGGTGCTCGTCTCCTGGGTCTTCAGTTCAGGATTAGCCGCCTGCCACGCCTGCATGTTGAGCGCGCGATTGGCGGCCACCAGTGCGGGCACCTTCTCCAGCACGCCGGCGATTGCTGCCGGGCCACCCACGCTGGCCGCCCTAAGCTCCGATTGCACCAGGCCCCACTGCTGCGGCGTCAGGCCGTTCGATAGCACCTCCACACCACCAGGCGGCGGCGGCACGGCCTGCCCGGTCGGTGTCACGAGGTGCGGCACGGCTGGAGGCGCTGCGGTTGGCTGCACGGATGCTGGCGTGGGAGGCGCCTGCGCTGTCGCCGCTGGCCCTTGGGGCTGACCTGGCTGTGCTGGCGCTGCGGTAGCCCCTGGAGGCTGTGCAGGCCCAGGAGGCGTCTCTGTGGCGGCTGGTGGTAGCGTGGCCGCCCCGGGCGCGCCTGGCCCAGCATACTGCGTCGGTGGGGGCGTGGCGCCAAGCTGCGCTGTGGCGGCAATGGCCGTGCCTGGCGCCTGCACCGTGCGGCCACGATTGGCCGCCGCCATCTGCACGCCCTTCGCCACGTCGGCCGGATTAAGGACATAGCCGCCGCCGGCACTCTCGTGCGGAAACTGCGCCTGGATGAACTTTGCCTGCACGTCAGGGTTGGTGAGGTCGATCGGATCGTCCGGCCCGACGCCGAGGGCCTTCGCAACATCTGCGGTGTAGCTGGTCAGATCCGCCTTCGGGTCACTGACCCAGCGCGTCACTGCGCCGCGCACGGTATTAATGCCGTGCTGTTCCTGATAGAGCGCAAGCTGGTTGGCAGTAGCTGCTACGCCAGTCGGCATATCCGGGAACGAAGCAAAGCGGTTGCCTTGACCTGGAGATGCGCCTGGCTGGCCAGCGAATGTCAGGTTGCCGGGGTTGTTCTGCCGCTGGCCGATTGTCGCGCCACTGCCAGGAGTTGTCGCAGCTGGAGCCGTCCCTGTCGTGCTCGCAGGCGCTGCCGTGGAGGCGGTGGGCGACAGCGCCGTGATGGCGCCCTGCACTGCGCTCTGCCCCAGCCCCAGCTTGTATTGGTCGGCTGCCGGAATGCTCTGGCTGACCAGCGAGCGCAACACACCCTCATCTGGCAACGTCGGGGGTGCGTACTTGGCCAAGCCTTGCGACTGCAGCACCCCGACCCCCTGCGCATAATACTGCGCCCGCTTGCTAAGGTCCGGCTCATTCAGCAGCCCAGCCGCGAGCCGCCCCACCTGCTCGTGGTCCGCAGCGGTCAGTTGCATCTGCTGGCCTTGCAGCCCAAGTTGGTTGCTCTGATACGTCTGCGCCGCATTCGCCACCTTCGAGGCGTCGTACAGCGCGTTCTGATCGGGAAACGGCGAGACCTGCTGGCTTGATGTGAACTCGGCCATCAGATCCACCCCAGATCGGCGCCAGCCATACCCGCGTAGCTCGATGCGCCCCCGCCGCCGCCCCCGATGTAGTTCTGAAACGCCGTGTTGCTCATCAGTTGGTTGGCGCCCGTGCTGACGCCCTTCGCCATATTGCCGTAGATGCTGGACTGCGCGTTCGCCGCGCTGGTGTCGGTCTGCGCAATGTTCGCAGCGCCTCCGGTGGCCGCACCGGCAATGCCGCCAGCCGCCGACAGGCCGCCCGAGCTGAGTTGCTGCAACCGGTTCCAGTAGTTGCCGAAGTCGGTGTTGGCGAGGCCCTGTCCGAACGTCTGCTCCGCTTTCAGATCGGCACCACTGCGCAGCAACCCGTTCGCCGCGGCGCCCGCATCCACCGCACGAAGGCCCTCCTGCATCTGGAAATTATACCCTGGACTCTGTTGGTATTTTGCCATTGCGGCATTGGCTGCGTCTTGCCCGTTCAAACCGAGCAAGTCGGCTTGATCCGCATTAGCTGGGGCGCCAGTTGTCGTCCAAGGACTAAGCTGGTTCGTTGCGGTAGAAACACCCTGCTGGATCGCAGCGTTGGCCGCCGACTGTCCGCTCTTGATGGCCTGAGATTGCATGATGCCGCCGGCAACTGCGCCAACAGCACCGATCCCAGCCGCTGCGACCGCGAAAGGAATGGCACGTACTCCTTATTCAAGCTCGAGGTGATGTTCCTCGGCCACCGCAGGCTCGTCGGCCTCGAGGTGGTCCGCGTTGTGGATGCATGCGAGTGTCGTTTCCGGCTCAAGCGTCAGGAAACGATGCTTGACGTGGGGCGCGATCCGGATCGTTGCCGGCGCGCGGTAGTGGCCCAGCAACTCATCATCGCACCACACCATGACCGCACCCTGGAGAAGGGCCGTCAGATGCCCGAACTCGTGTGCATGTTGCGGGAGGACTGTGTTGGCGTCCGGCACGCGATAGAGCTTGTAATACACGCCCGCATAGATCGTCAGGCTGATTGTCTCAGGCTGATTTGGGGCGCGCTTCATGTCTCGCACCGCATGGAAACTATGAGCGTGATCCTGTCACTGGCACCCTCGTTCACGGTGCTATGGACCTGAAGGTTGTCGAACAACCACGCTTCTCCGACGTTCATCACCACGCGCTCATCCCCGCATGTGTTGAAGCACCCAGGATTACTGGCGAGCGGAAGATATGCTTTCGTTTGGAACCATTCGCTGTGCCATCGGCCGCGATCGTCGTGCGGCGCTACCTGGCCTCCTGCTGGCACGCGGGTTATGAGGATGCCGCCGAGCTGCACAGCCTCGACGCGAGACATCAGACCGAACACGATCGGACGGAGATGCGGCAGAGCATGCCATGCTGGATAGAACACCGGCACATGCGGCTCAGCATATGCCTCCGCGTCGTTTAGTTGATCAGGCGCCCTGAAGCGCAACCAGATGTCATCCGTCCCGACAAACGAGCCAGCGCCGCCCGTGCGCGCCGTGTGCTGGTTCCACAATTCCGGCTGCCGGTAGAGCGCCATGGCAAGGGGTAGCACCTCAACTCCAGATGCTATCTTCAGAAAGTTGCGCATCAATAACCCTTTTTATGCCGCCTCCAGCCAGTATCGTTCTTGCGCGTATATGCATCCTCCATGGACCAGCCCTCGGCTACGCGCCTGCAAATCGTGGTATAATGCACGCCGGCAAGCGAGGCCCATTCAAGAAGCGTCCTGCCAACACCATTGATAGTGATGATACGGTGGGCAGGGTGATTTCGCCCTTGCGCGAAAATTCGCGCTCGCTCGACTTCGCCAGCTTCTATCCTTCGCCGCAGAGTGCCTTGCTTGATACCGGACGCCTCGGCTAACTCAGCGATCGTCTTGGTCGTCTCACCAATTTCCACAATTCTGCTTGATCGCCTGTTTCTGGCCTGCTCTTTGCGCGTCGCCCAACAGCAATTGGCTGGAGAATAGCCTTTGTCGTTGTCTATCCGCTCTATGGTAAGTCCCACGGCATAGCCATGCGTCACGGCCCAGGCGCAAAACGCCTCTGGTGTATCCCACTCAGCAGCAAGAGTAATACCTCTTGCCCCATACGAAGCGTAAGCTGGGTTTCTTGGGTTGCGGCACCTAGACCGCATTGAGAAATATAAGCAGTACAGCTTCCGGTGGGTCAGAGAGTATCCGTGGCTCTTCGGAATGCCTCGATCGCTTCTGGATTTGCGCATCCCCCATCATAGCGCATATCGCATTAATTATCTACATTGGAAACGCTGCATCACCCCTCCTGGGAAGGGGCTAGCCGAAGCTAGCCCCAACCCTACCTGCGGCGTATGCTGATCTTGATCGTGATCAAGACCCGCACTACTATCCACGGCAGGAGCTTGAAGCGCTTCATCGCTTCTCCCTCCACGGTGAGCGCCAGGGCGGCCAATCCACCCTGGCGTTTCCGTATCTAGCACACGACTAGCGTACCCGCCTCGCCCTGATGACCCCGCTGGCCGTCACCGTGCCGCTGAAGCTCGCCAGCCCCACCAGCCACACAGTCACAGTCGATGTGCCGTTGTAGCGCCGCGTCGAGGTGCTGATGCCCTGCGTCACGGCCCCTGTTGGAAACGTCGCCTGGGTCTGCGTATCGAGGCTGTCGATGCCGGCGGCGAACAGGGTATGCGTGCCTGCACCAGCGCCGAATGCCACAGTGCCCGAGACATCCCAGTCACCAGCCGGCAAATCCAGCGACACGATGTTGGCAGCTACATTGCTCGTCAGGCCGATGCTGCTGGCTGTCGCGGTCAGGTATTCCCCGATCTGGCCAGCCGCGGCATCGCTGCCGTCTGTCACGCCCCGTTGCATCGTCGAGCTGATGATATTGAGCTGATCCACCACGTCCTGGTGGTGCGCCTCCCACAGATCGCTGTGCAGCCCGTCCGCATTCAGCGCCTGCGTGTTGAACGGCGGCGACAGTGGCACCAGCGCCATCAGCTCGCACCGCCGGTGATGTCGCAGTCGGCCGCGTAGACCGTGCAAGCGCCTTGTAGCGTCAGGCGGAACACCCGCTGGCGGAAGCTGCCGAGCCTCGTCGTATAGAGCCGCTTGCGCTTTTGCGTCGCCGTGCCGGCCAGCATCACCCGCGGCCCGCCATTGAACGTGTGGCCGCCGTCGTCACTCCAATCCAGCGTGACCTGCTGCCCGACGATGCGGTCGTCGCCGCTCTCCATCTCGACCTCGAACCGCGAGCAGAACGCCCGGTTGGTGCCAGCCCAGATCGGCGGGAACACGATCTGCCGGGTGATCGCATCACCAATCTCGAGGCCGGCGTATGGCGTTTCAGCCATCGGCCGGAAGATGCTGCCGCCGTCAATGTCGCCAAACAGCAACTGCGTGCCATACATCGCGGTGGCATTGCACCGCCACCGTCCGGTATCGGGCGAGGCCCGGTCGTGCCAGACCTTGGTCGCACAGTCATAGACCAGCGTGCGCGTTGCCCAGTTGAGCACATAGAACACATGACCTAGCTGGGTGTAGGTGAACGCCGAGACGACCGTGTAGGGGTTGAGATCGCGCACGATCGCCTCGGTGGCGTGGGTGGAGATGCGTTCCGCTTGGTAGCCTTTGGTGCGGAACACCACGCCGTTGAGACTGACCCAGAACACCGAGCCATCGCCGGCTGCGACCGATTGCGGCGAGGCGACCGAGTAGGCGAACACCCCACCAGACCGACGCCGATACGGGAAGAACGAGAAGCCGGGGGTTGTCTCCAGCCCTGACGAGCCGGCGTCATACCAAATCTCAACGCCACCCTCACCCATCATCCATAGGTCGGTGCGATAAGGGAAAACCCGGCGCAGCACGTTTGGCAGGCCATCGGAATAGGCGAAGTCGAGCGCATCGAACATCGTCGGGTCGAGCAGATGCGAGATGAAGAACTTAGCGCTGTTCTCGTATGAAACGAAAATGTGGTAGCCGTCGTGCGCTGCCACGGATTGCGCGCCAGGCCAGGTATCGCCGCCGATCGGATTGAGCGCGTCGGTCTCGGCGTGGCCGCATGTGAACGCATTCGGCGGCACGCATACCACAGCAGCGGTGTCGGTGCATGCGATGGTGTACATCAGGACATAGTCGGGAAGGTCCGCTCCGCCGACAGTGCCGGAGGGCGTGCCGATGTCTCCCAGATCGTCAACTAAAGCCGTGTAGCCGTCCGTCCCCGGCCGGAGGCGGTAGAACCGCGTGCCGCTGACGACGTAGACGCGCCCGGGTAGATCGTCGTTCATCGCGTAGATCGGCCCGGTGCCGATGACCTGCTCTACCTGCAGTCCTGGTGTCGAGACCAGCGCTGCCTGCGTCCTGGCATCGGCCGGCGCCTGCTCCGCCATCATGTTCAGGAGCGCCTTGGACGACAGCGGCTTCGACGGATGCTGGTAGCTTTCCAGCGGAAACGGAATGCGCCGCATACCGCCGGCCGGTGCTTGCTGTGGTGCGGCTCCGGACATCAGTTCTCGACACCCAGCAGCACGGCGAAATTGACGTTGGAGCCTGGTGCTATGTTGACCTGGATTGTAACGTTCGATGCGTCCGCTGTGCCCCACCACTCGGTGGCAGCGCTCGGCCCACCCTCGGGCGAGACCAGGATCATGTCGGGCGTCACATCGAGCAAATGGGGCAGCACCATAGAGGTCGCGGCTGCCCCCATGGTGCCATGCGTGATCCACGTTATCGGGTCTTTGATGCACTGCCCGCCCGATACCAGGTTGGTGACGCTGTGGGTCGAGAAGGTGAGCGTCCCGGCGTCAGAGCGGATGCTGTTGGTATGCACGGTGTTCATGCAGTAATGCCCGGCATTCGCCATATCCCATTGGAATAGCTGGCAGGCCGCTATACGCACATGATTAGAGCCGCCGGTTGCAATGTTGTAGATACAATGCGCACCGAAGCTCGAGACGGTGCATGCGGAGAGGAACACCTGCGAGCCGCTGCCGCTGCCGAGAATGCTGATCCCGTTGTTGCCGGTGTGGGCAACGTAAGTATCGCCGCCGAAGACGCACCCGGTGGCATAAACCGTATGGCCGCCCACAGTGTCGTTGATGACGAACGGATTAACACACTCGTCAAAATCGCAGTTGGTGAGCCTCACGGCGCTCGCGCTGCCGTTGGCCGTTGCTGCAATCTGGCAGCCGATATAGCACCAGATGCAGAGAAAGTTATCGATCACCGGGTTGTCGATGCGACCGAGCTGAATGCCAATGGCGTTCGCCCGCATCCAGTCCAGCACCGTGCTGTCGAGCGACCAGTTGACCCAGAAATGCACGTCCCGGATGGTGACCGTGTCGGTCTGGTTGTCGAGGACGATGCCGATATAGAGCGGCTGGCCGGTGATGCGCTCGATGGTCAACCGCCCTGCCGATTGCACTGCGGCACGAATGCCGACCGTGGGATTGAACAGGCAGATGTCGTGCAGGTTCACATCGGACCCGGCCGGAATGTCGATCGCCGGCGGATAGGCGGCGGGCGCCCATCCTGACCCTGGCGTGGGTTGCTGGTGATAGATCCCAAGGTAGGCGATCTCGACCCCACACGCCTGATTATTGGCCGATGGCGTGCCTGCTGGGTTGATAAAGAACGCGGTGATGAGATGCGCACTATCCAGCATGATCCACGTGCCGTTGCCGGGGGTATTCGGTGCGGCGGTGAACATCGCGACCTGAGGCTCGGCATAGGCGCCGAAGATGCGCACGCCGCGGTACAGCAGCAGCGGGGATGTAATGCGATAGCGCCCGCCGGGGATGTAGAGCGCCTGCTGGGCGGCCACAGCGGCGTTGATGGCGGCCTGGAGTGCTGCGGTATCGTCCGCCACGCCGTCGCCTACCACGCCGTAGGAGGCGGCTGACAGCCCTGGGATGGCGGCGAAGGTCGGCAGTCCAGTGGTAGCGTAGCTCTTGAATGCCGGGGCGGAGAAACGCCCTGATCCCGCACGCTCGCCAACCACCGAGCTGCTGTCGTTGACCGCGCCCAGGTCGGGCATATCGACAATGCGGACGCCGCCGATCGTGGTGCTCATACCGATAGTGCTCCCATGGTTAAGCCAACACGATGGCGCGAACAGTCAAGCCACCAGCCACGTAGCCCGCCGGCGTATAGCCAGCCGGAATGATCCCAGCGAATGGCGTTGCGCCGAAGTTAGCCGTGACGGTGCATAGTGACGCCGCCTTGAAGCAGACGACTGGAAAGAACGGGGCTGTCAGTGTTGCGAACGACACGCCGCCGCTGCCGGTCCCTGGGTCGTCGGTCCCCGTCGATGCGCTGTTCCATGTGCCGGTGCCGACATTGCGTGCCCAGAATGTCTTCGCGGCGCCGTCAACAGCGATCTGAACCGTGTGCCCTTGCAGCGCTGCGATCTGCTTGCCTGAGTTCGTCGAAGTGGCAAACAAGGCACCGCCGGAATACACCAGAGCGCCCTGCACAGGCCCGCTGCCAAGCGTCGAGCCGATTGCGGAGGCGGTGCATAGCCCGATGCCACTGTTGCCGCCGGATGCGAACGTAGTACAGTTCACCTCGAAATAGAACTTTACCGAGGCGCTGCCGGTGGCGCGGCATAGTTCCGAGTTGGTAACAGCGGTGCCGGATGCCGTGAGATTGCCGCCCGACAGCGTTATGTCAGCGCCCTTGTCGGCAGGGTTGAGCGTCGTGGTGACATCAACCGCCATCAGACGCGAGCCGCCAACACGGTTATTCCCAGATCGCTCAAAGTCGCGTCCTGCGTTGGCGCCAACAATTGCAACACGTCGCCGATCGCAAGGCTGCCGCCTGCACCCGACAGCGTGGCACTGGTGTGCGACGTGCTTGTGATAGTGATGGTGCCGAGTGCGGTTGTGCTGCCGCCGCTGATCTTGTTGAGCGTGAACACGGCGGAACTGGTTGCCTGCGTCACGTCATAGACCACTGTGCCAGTGAGCGATGCTGGGATCGTCAGCGCCCACGGCATCGGCACGTTGATCGTGGCGCCGGAGGCCGGCTTACCGCTGAACACGAGAGGCACCGGAACTTGCTGAACTTCAGTCGGTAGCTGCGCGTACGTGGCTGAGCCGGTTAGGCCGCTGAATGTCGTAGTTCCTGCTGGACCGGTTGGGCCGGTTGCGCCTGTGGGGCCTGTAGCGCCAACAGATCCGGTCGCTCCCGTCGTTCCTGGCACGCCTTGCGGACCCTGTGGGCCAGTGGCGCCTGTCGCGCCGGTCGCACCTGCGGCTCCGGCGGTACCCGTCGCTCCAGTTGGTCCTGCTGGCCCTGTCGGTCCTGCTGGTCCTGCTGGTCCTGCTGGTCCTGTGGCACCGGTAGGCCCTGTCGGACCTGGCGGCCCCCCTGCTGGCCCGACTGGTCCCTGTGGCCCTGGCGGCCCCTGCAGCGTGTCAGGCAGGCCGTTCGAGATATAACTGAGCAGCGCGCTCGCGGCGAAGCGTCCGGACCCCGCCTTCTCACCCACCAGCGAAGTGGCATCGTTCACCGCGCCGAGGTCCGGCATGTCAGCGATCCTCACCCCGCCGAACGGAGCATCGCTGCTGTTCGTGGTGCTGACCGAGATGCTGGTCGGCGTCCTGAGCGCTATCGTGGCTCCTGGCGGCAGCAATACCGGCGTGATGACGGTCATGGAATGCGGCCCTCGAGGACAATCACGCTCTCCTCATCGTCGGTCAGCACGGGCGGCGTCGGATCGGTCAGCATGATGACAGGCGCGCCGGTCGAGCGCGGCACCGAGTGGCTCAGATGCAACCGCCCTTCGGCAAGCAGATCAGTCCCACCACCACCGTCATAGTCGAGCTGCAGCGCGTAGGCGCAGCGCCGTGGCCAACCCGCCATCGTCGCCGTCGGGAAGCTGATGTCGAACGCGCCGAGCGCATCGCTGATCACGCCCGTGCCGACCCACAGCACCGTCTGCGGGCACTGCGGCCAGTGCCAATATGCCCCATAGTCCCACGCCCCTCGGTGGTGCTGATCCGGCCACACCAGCATCTGCAGCACCGGGCCGCCAATGCCGCCGCTCAGCTCGATGCCCTGCGCGCAGACGCTATCATCACTGACCACGGTAACGCGCAGGAACAGCGAGTCGGCGCGGCCAAGCACCAGGTCGCGGCGGGGGATATGTACAGGGCTGGTGCGCATGTAGGGCACCGTCATGGCGAAGCTGGGCACTACATCGTCTCCCGTGCTAAAGTCGCAGCGGGCCAGTGTTGACGCACCAGCCCGCCACTTGACCCGCCATCTTCTGGAGAGACGACATGCCCACTCGCACACATGGAATGTCCGGCCAAAGGTCCAAGACCTATCTTACGTGGAAGGAAATGCGTAAGCGCTGCAACAACCCCAGATTTAAGCATTACGCGTACTATGGTGGTCGAGGGATAAAGATTTGCGAGAGATGGAATAACTTTGAGAACTTTCTGGCTGATGTTGGTGAAAGGCCCGCCGGCCTCACTCTTGACCGGATTGACAACGACAAGGGCTACGCGCCCGACAATTGTCGTTGGGCCACCCGGAGAGAGCAGAGCAACAATCGTCGTCATCGCCGGACTGGTGCTGGCTTTCGTTTGACCGCAGAACAGGCCAAGGCGATCCGCGCCGATCTGCGGAACATGCACACCGTCGCCCGCGCATACGGCATTAACGTAGCGACGGTCTTCCGCATTATTCATCGTGATACCTGGCGCGACATCTAGATCGCTCTGATCATTAGGGTTGAGCCCGATCGATACATGCCGCCGACCAGTACGCCCGCTGCCGCCGCCGCCGCATCGGTGGCAGCGTTGGTGGGCAGCGTGGCAATCGTGGGCGCGACTGCGAGTGTCACCGCACCGGATGATCGTTTGATGGTAAACGCTGGTGGTGCTATCAGGGCAGAGCCAGCGTCGTTTACACCAACTATTGTGAAATCTGCTCCGATATTGGTACCTGGCGTGCCCTCTGCACTGCCACTGTTCCCAGCATACCAACGCGGCAATCCAGCGGTATTCGTATATCCTACCGGGGAGGCCCCGACGTTAAGCCTGCCATGTGTAAAGGACATCCCTGCGCTGCTAGCGTAAGTGGCAACGGTATCAGATGCCGGAGTGACACTGAATGGTAGATCGGAGTGATCATTGATATAGACGTTATTCGTCCCAGCGCCTCCGATCGTGGCATTGGACATCGTGTGCGTCGTCTGGTCGTCGTATATGTAGTTGTCGCTCGTATATACAAAGCTGGCACCGTCGTTCCATATTCCAGCGCCGGTTGTCGTGCCCTG